ATTTCATCCAGGTCATCTCGATCAAACGCCACCCACCTGGTTGGGCCACACTCCCGCATTACCAGCCCGGAGTACTGGGCAGCAGCTTGGTCAGACCGAGCTTCGCCGCAGCTGACTTGATGTGCGCGATGGTCTTGGCCCGGTCTTCTGGCTTGGCCCGTCCGACCGCCTGGATAGCGTCCTTCAAGGACGCAGCGTCCTTGATTGGGTAACCGCCACCCTTTCGTTCCGTCTCCGGGATCTTTTTGGCGGAGTTCTTGGCTGCGTTCTTGGCGAACTGCGGCGGCAAGTTACCGGCGGTAACGCCACCGTGAGCTTCCCGGCGGAGCCAGTCCCGACGGATCGCCTTGGCGTCTGCTCGTGCTCGGGCGACCTCTTCGGGATCCAGCTTGTCCGCTGGTTCCGGCTGCACTTCGTCAGGGTGGGACTCGGTGGCGGCTGCCGTAGCGTCCGCCACGTTCTCCTCCACTGTGGGAGGCTCGGCCACGACAGCAGTGGCGGCGACCGCCTCCGTCGCTACTGCTGGCTCCTCCACGACAGCCACCGGTTCCGGCTCCGATACAACTGCGGGTTCCGGCTCAGACACGACCACCGGGATCGCGGCGATCCGCTCTTCGAGCTGAGTGATCCGGTCCAGCACGGCAGCGTCAGCCAGCATGGACATCCGCCGCTCCGCCAGTGGACGGGAACCGGCAGCGACCAGCGCGAGGATGGCCCCGCCAGCGGCGAGAGCCTGAGTACGGACATTCATGAACCCTGGGACGTTCACCGAACACGCGGCAACCAGTTCGAGGTTTCCACTGATCATCCGCCAATCCCCGGACGGTGGGGAAGCCCGGAACGTGCGGATCTGGGATGCGGTGACGTCCGGGCGCAGGCTCCCGGCGACCCAGATGCCGTAGATGTCCTCCCCGGCGGCGACGTCCGCGACAGCGGACTTGGTGTCGTCATAGTGCTTAACGGCTTCGGCTGCGCTGGCGTGCATGGGAGCGTGGCCACCGGCCAGGGTGATCTGACCGACGTTGACCTTCTCGCCTTCAGCAGTGGCCAGGATCCCGGTCCGGTAGTAGGCGTAATTGGACGCCGACTTCGGAGGCTTCACCGACCCGCCCATACCGATGTGGGTGGCGTCCCAGGTGGCGATGTGCCCGAAGACCCGGCCGTCGTCCCCAATCTCCATTGGCGTCGGTCCGGTCAACTTGGGATCATCGAACCAGGACTTCGGTGGAGCTACGGGGAAACCTCCGGCGATCAGGGTCCGGAACACCCCGGCGTCCGAGTCCTCCACCTCGCCGTAGACTCCGTCCTTCAGTTCGGTCTCTGGCATGTCGGAGTTCCTCTCAGATTCACCGGACCATGATCCGGATTGCACAGATGCTACGAGATCATCCTCTATGGAAGCACTGGCCCGGAAGCCATGGCCGCGACCGTTACCTCCGGGATTGAACTTGGAGCCTGTCCAAACCCCGTCATTCCTCTTGTGCAGGTTCTGGCAGTAACCCTTGGCCTGTGCACCCATGTACTTCACCAAGTGGGCGTAGCAGCGCTTCCAGTCTCCTGGAGTCATCCACCGGATCTTCGCGTCACCCGTCCCCGTGGACCAGTAGCGTCGGAGCTTCTCGGCCTTTGGATTAGGGGAGACGATGAGCGGTGCATCAGCTACCAGTGCCCCGGCAGCGGTGATGTCCTGAACGGAGTTGATGTTGGAAGGATCCGGGTTTCCAGAAGGAACGGATGCTGCAGCATCCTGCTTTCCTTTATCCAAGTGGTCATCACACACGGGGATGTAAGCCATACCCTCAGAGTGGAGGATCCGCTTGGTGGCGTGGTTCTTGCAGTACTTGCACTTCTGGTGCTTCGGAAACCCAGCAGCTGTAAGGACGGATTGCAGAACATCGTCGTCAAGCTCTACTGCCAACAACCGACCGTCCATGGGTTGCCAGGGTTCCCAGGATCCATCCTGGTAGACCTGCATGCTGTCGTCCCCGTCTGCACGGACGACCTGCATGACAGCTCCGGCGTCGTCGTCGTCCACGATCGCGAAGTTCACCCATTTGCCACGGGGGGTGCTGGTGTTCTTCGAACCTAGAAGGTCAGTGAGTGCACTGGCGGTTACAACCTCCGCCGAGGGAAGGAACGCCATCGGCATGCAGTACTTCCGAAGAAGACCGGAAGCCCCAGCGGTCAAGGCGCTGGCCAAATCCTCCGCGATCTCCAGACTGATGAGTTCCATCTCAGTGTCCGGTCCGGACAGGTAGGGTTCCCAGATTCCGGACTCGGACAGTAGCTCAAACTCACCTTCGCCTGCTCGCTTGACTAGAGCTACCAGTAGGTCATCGTTGCCAGCTGCGGTGAGACCGTAGAAGCCGGTGTCGTCGCAATCGGAGCAGCCTAGAACTTCGGTGGCCTCGGTGTGGATGGAGGACACCAGGCTGTCCAGAGTCTGCACCGCCCAGGGGACGTCACCCATGGCCAACAGGTCTGTGACATTACAGCGACCAGCGGCTACCCGCGAAGCAAGATCACCAGATTCATCTTGTGCTTTGTGACGAAGAGAACGTGGTGGGACGAAGGTCCGGTCATGACCGGACATCCGAAGTTCAACGGTCATGAGACACCCCAATGTGTGGGTATATAAGCAGCAGCACCTAGAGCATGCGCTCTCTTGGTGATGTACCACTGGGCACTGGGCACTTGATTTCCGTACCGAATACCAAGAGGTAGATCTTCTCGACAATTGATCGTCGGAATGCAGAGCGCGGAGGCTGTGACAGGAGTAAACGGCTGCCCATGGAGGTCGTAGTTCTCTTTCGTCTCTCCCAGCCACAACCCGAGACGATCAAAGGTGATCTGTTCCGGGGGATCTTCCAGGATCCCGGTGTCATAGCCGATCGTGAGGTGAGGTACCCAGGTAGGAAACTGTTGACCATTTTTCTGGGCCATCTCCACCGCTGGGTGAGCACACAGCCAGTGATAAAGTTCCACCAGCTCCTGACTCTCCAGCAGGACCACGCTAGCCTTGTCTGCCCCCAACAGAGCTACCCCGGACACGTTCGCAGTGAACGATCCGACTTCCTCTGCCACTGTGATGGCAGCATCCCGGAGGTCATTCAAAGCTCCAGGAGGCAGAGTCTCTGCCTCCCCGAAGTATGTCAGGGTGCAGTGCGCGACGTCTTCTTCAGAGATGGTGTTGATGGGATCCTCCGCACTGGGGATCGCCACGAACAGGGCACCGGTATCAGGCACTACTTCACGCCTACCTGCTGTACGGCCTTCCGCTGTGAGTCCTGTTCCCCCTGTACTGGAACCGCCTTCAAGTTGGGGGCAGCTTCGGTAGCATTCGGTCCCCATGTCACAGGGATGCCTCGAACTGGAACGTCCTTGATGTCCAAGTAGTTCCCGAAGATCTTCTCCGCCATAGCTGTCAGCACGTTCTCCGGGAGCCTGGACACATCAGCCATCAGCTTCCACACCAGATCACTTTCATCTGGAGCATCAGACTCCGAAAAACCATGTTCCCTCCGCCATGCCTTCGGAGACAGCACTCCACGGTCGAACCCGTCGTTCGCGGACTGGGCACTGTTCGGGCGGGTGACGATCTCGGACGGGTCATACCAGATGACCAGCTCCTTCAGCTGGTCGTCGGTGTAACCCTTGGCCTTCAGTACGGGCCAGAGGTACACAGAGGTCAGAGAATCGGCCAGCACCAGTGCCAGTGGTTCGATATTGGCCTTGTAGAGGTTCTCGTCAATGACAACAGCGTTGCTGTACTTCACCGCCGCCATGCCCTTGATGATCTCTTTGGGGACATCGATCCCTTGGAGGATCCGGTCCAGCGCGTTTTCAGCTCGCTTGACCAGCCACTCATCAGTCTTACGTTCGAACGTCACGTGACGAATCGCGGCACCCTGGTCGGACGGTCCGATCAAGATCAATGGGACTACTCCACCTGCGGAGGCTTCATCTCCGATCGGGGTGACCATGGCATCCATCAGTTGAGTGACCATGTCGTTCCCGGGATCCTGCTGCGCCATCGCAGCAAGACCGGAGATGTCATCCCCCGGCTCCTCCAACACCGGCTCCCCGGTGGGAGCGGTACGGGCTGTGGTGACTCCGTCCGGAACGAACAGCACACCTGCGTTCATCCTGCTTCGCGCCGCTCCTCGCGTCAGTCGCTGACACAGCAGCAGCTCTTCCACACTGTCTGCTACACCCACCATGGAAGAATCGGCATCTTGGGAGTACTCAGGGTCCTGCCGCCACATCCTGGCGATGAACGTGTCCGGAGGAAGTGATCTCTTCGGTCCGCCGCGCCGGGGTGTGTACGTTGCACCATTACCGGTGACGATGACTTCACTGATGCTGCAGATCATCCACGTTTTGATCGGCACCCCATCATCGTCCACATCCGGCATGTGCACGAGGTAGCACTCGCCGGGCACTGACAGGTTGAGACTGAACTTCCGGATGAAACTGGAGAAGTCCTTCCCGGTCAGGTCATTCATTGCTGAGATGGCGTCTTGAACCAACTGAGGATCCAGCCGGTCCTTGTTCTCCTTAGTGAGGTCGGTGATGTCTGAGGGGCTTTCGTTGGCATCGTCCC